TGTTGGTGCGAATGTGATTAGTGAGCGTGTTCCAGTTGTTGGAAGTGTTGCCTTAAATGTAGCAACTCCAAAGTCTGAAAGTGTAGCACCAGTTGTTGCTGTTGCTGTATCTAGTGTTGCTGTTGAAGCAAATACTGTTGCAGTAATTGACTTACCTGATACCTTGTTACCAAATGTATCTGTTGCAGTTACTGTGATATCCTGCTTTGTTCCAGCAGCACCTGATGTAGGTGCAGATACTGTTAGTGTGTTAATCTTACCAGCAGTTCCCTGTACATAGTATGTAAGTTGTGTTCCACCGTTAGTGATTACAACTGTACCAATTGCTGTTGTCTTTGTGTAGACATAAAATGTTGCTGTTGTTCCTGTACCAGTTGCAACTGTCAAAGATGATGATCCTGATGTTGCTCCTACTGGTGCAGCAGATGTGTGTAGTGCAGACACGATTGTTGCGTTAGTTGCTGAAACAGAAACGCTTGTTCCTACGTCAACTGTTGCGACGAACTTTAGTGCGTCAGCAGCATCAACTGAGTTATCTGCAGGTACTGGCAATGATGCAGGCGTTGCGATTGCTGAGTTTGTAGTATTTGCTACAGAGTCAAGCGATACGGCGACTGTCATTACAGCAGCACTTGCAGGTGTTGCTACGATTGTGCCCAAAGACATGACTGCAATCATGACTAGTGCGATTTTCTTGAATGAATTCATTCGGTATTTCTCCTTATTTATAGTAGATTAAATCTATCCAGATAATCTTTTACTTCATCTGGCATAGGTTTATATTGTATCACGTTGTCGGGTAGTTCGTCAACTCGCTTAGATCTATCTCTAAAGGTATGAACCTCTACCTCACCATCTATATTTTTAGGGGTATGAGATATGGCCCCAAAAATAGCCCCACACACAGCATCAGCCAAGTCCTTTGACTTTTTGCGTGGGTGGTCAACTCTATCATTTTTCATAATCTTTAACTGTGTTAGTTCATCAAATAATAAATCAATTGCAGGCATAGCAAGCCTTTCCTCATATACAAGCATTGCCATATCTTCGTAATGTTTTTTAGCAACAGAAACAGTATCAGTTCTCATTCCAACCTGCTTCAATTCATTTTGTATATCAAATGATTGCCAACGGTCAAAAGAAACCATTCCAATATCAAACCCAAGTCTTCTAAGGTTTTGAATCCATTGCTTGACTTCTGATAGGTTAACTGGACCTTCTACCTTTGGTTCCCACCATGCTACTGCATCTACTACCACTATTGGTGCTACCTGTTCGTAGTTGTTAATTACTTGTATGTTTACCCATTTTTCCACATGTGCAATAGCCACAGCACACTTATCGTGTTTCTGTGCAAGGTCAGCGTGTACATAATACTTCTTTGTTGGGTCTGGCTTAAATGATTCATCGAATCTTTTAAAAGTGTCTACTGGGTTTCTTAGTGTCATGCATGCTCTTACCTTGTCTGCCTGCTTAAAGAATGCATCAGAAGCAAAGGTTGGTACACATGCAAAGCGCATCATAGCATCTCCAAGGTCAGTAAGGAATGCGATCATAAAGTCATCAATTTTACGTGTAGGATTTACCTCCCATGTAGGTCTCTTTAATGCAAATACTCCTGGATATTTGTATGATGTGATTTGATCTTCGTCCCATGAAATTTCAAAAGAATTGTCTGCACTGTCTTCTGGAAGCAATGGATTGATAGTAAACTTATGTGTTCGTTCTATAGTTTCTTTTTCAGCAATAACATCTTCGTATCTTTCTGAAATAAAGTCTCCTGGATATCTTGGGAATGAAAGCAAAACAACCTTACCAAGGTCAGGGAAACGAGAGTCTACTGATCCACGAAAAGCCTTATAGATATTATCAGCAGTCTTACCTTGTTCGTTACCTGTTCCAACCTCAGATGCAAAACCAGAAATCTCATCAAGCACTGCAAGCAAGAGGTTCAAGCCCTCATGTGACTCACGCTCTGAGTGACCAGAGTAAACAGTAATTGATTTATCAAACTCCACTGAATCTGCTTTAGCATAATACTTTCCTACAAACCATGGTGATCTTTCAATCTTTGATTTAAAACCTTTAAAGAAAACATTCTTAGCCTGTTGAGCGTTAATAGCCACATTGATTAGGTCGATAGCATCTCCAGATGGCTTACCAAAATACTTTGCTGGGTCTTTAAGACATAGAAGTTTATATACGATGTATGAGCATGCTACGGTTGATGTGAAGTCTTTTCCAGATCCCTTGCCAAGTTGTAGAATGATTTCGTTCTTGGTGTACTTGTCGTAGTATCTTGTTCCTTCTTCTTCACCCATTATATTTATTAAATCTTCTTTACGATAGATCTGGCTCATGGCTTCAACAATATCGTACTGAATATCAGACAGTGGTGGCTGCCCAAGATATGCCTCACCCTCAACAAATGTTCTTGCGTCTACTGGTATCTCATTAAAATGATCGTCCTGTAGTGCTTCAAGAAACTCATTGAACATCGTGGACAACTGTAATCACCTCATTGTCTTTTGCAAATGCAGAAAGTCTACGCATAATTTCATCACGAACCTGTGGATACTCTGAGGCAATATCTTTTAGAATAAGAACAAGAATCTCTTGACGCTTTTCAATTTCCATCATCTCTTCAGCAAGTTCTTTATTTTCAAGCAGTCCAGCCTTTTGTAGCATATCAATACGCTTAGACTCAATGTCCATTACAAGTTTAATTGCTGCAGTCTTTGCACTAAGATTATTTGTCATAGATGCTTCATCAATAACTTCATATGTACGAGAAACCAACTTACTGTAGTGAGTGTCTGCTGCAGCCAATGCTTCTTTAGCACGAGCACGAATAGCATCGTTAGCAGATGCCATAACCTTCCACTCATTAATAAGAGTTACAACTTTTTGTCTTGGTATAGCAAGTTGCTTTGAAATTACTGTTGGGTCATTACCCTTTAGGTATTCTTCTACTACCTGATTAACCTGGTCAAGGTGCTTAACTAAATCATCTTCAGTTGACATACTTACCTTCTAATCTATTGATCTCATCTTTAATATAAAAGATTGCCTTCTCAAGATCTTGAATTGTTTTTGATTCATCCTTGATACCTGCTCTCCAAAGATACTTAAAAGCATTACCAATGTTAAAGTTGCGATGGCGTGTAATCTGAATACATTCCACCCCAGAAGGATCTGTTGTGTAGTGTGTTGGGTGGTTAACTTGGTCAACCGTTATGTTCAGGTTTTCACTCATCATCTTCCTCCCATTCGAACGCTTCTGGCATATTACGCAATGTTGCAGTGGCATAAGAAATACCAACTGCTGCTACTAATGATAATATAAAAATAATATACTTAATCTTTTTCATCGCTTTGATTTCCTTAATTTAAATTTTGCAAGGTAGACATAGATGGTCTCAACACTAGCACCGCACTCCTTAGCAATTTCTTCTGGAGTCCTTTTATCCACAAGATATCTCTTACGCATATAGACTTCGCTTGTATATAGTTTAGCACCCACGGTATTAATTGTCAACCCCTTTCTCTTCTATATCATAATTAAATCTATTAGAGTTTTCCATAATCCATTTATCCTGATTTTCAACATCATATTTTCTCTCATTAATTATTCTATCAATAAGGTATTCTTTTTCAAGTGTAAATGATGGCTCGTATACTCTTACTCTATTGTTAGGCTGGATAGCAAAGTTTCCATCATCTCTTTGTATAACATGGCCACACTTGTGGTCTGCTGGACTTTCTGAGTATCCGTCATCCAAAACATTTGTGTCTGGATTATGCCAGTCTAATGTAAATAAATATGTTCCCTTGTGCATTGTCTTTGTTCTATCTATGTATGACATTCTAAGGTTCGTCAAATTTTCAAACTGAGTTACCGCAATGTGATGACTAAAAGAATTCCACAAAACTAAATTGTGAAGATCAACTTCTGGTATACCTGGCTCAGTGCAGAAGGCAGAGATTGGAAGTCTCCACCAAAGTCCACCATCTGGCATCAGAATATGAAACAGTGGGCTTCTAGATTTTAAACTTGAGACACCAAAGATAACGCACTCAAAGTATTTATCATGGCTGTCTTGATGGTTTCTTAAATAGTTTCCTCTTACATAACAATTTATCGGTGGTATGTTTGCATTTAATTCTGGCATTATTCAGTCCCTCCTACTGCTTTATTCCAATTCTTAATTGCCCAGTGGCCAATACCGCAGGCATCTGCTACATCATTATCTGTAATTGTTCTATCGTATTGCATATTAATAAAACTAATTGTTCTTTGTTTTCTTAATTCTCTTTCATATGATTTAAGCCATGACTCTGACTTCCCTGGGTTTTGTGACTTAATAAATAGTTTTTCATCTTTGGATATCTTCTTGTTTCCAATAAAGTTCTGCCAAGTAATTGGCGCTACCTTTCCTATAACCTTCGTACCAGACTGTCCTGCTGCTCCAAGAATAGCGCCTTGTACAAGAGCAAGATCAGCAGCAGTCTTAGGGCTATTCATAAACACTGTATGCTCAATAACGATAGCCTCAAAGCCTTCGTAGATATCAAGGAAAGCCTTTACTTTTTGCCCAGCATCCATAACCTTTTCATATGTGTCTTTGCCCTTAAAGTTAATCTTCCCTACAGACTTTAATGTTTTTTCCTGTGTATCAAAAATAGCAAAGGCAAGACTGTTGGTGCTGGCATCAATAGCACAAATAGTTTTTGGAAGTTTAGTTCCTATTGCCTCTGCTAATTTCACTTTAGATTATCCTTAATTTCTTTTAATGCTTTTGCTACATCGGAAGGATTTACATTGCACTTTACACAAAGAGTCTCGTCATTATATATTGACAAAGGTTCTTTACATGATTTGCAATTTCTATCCTTACCTTTTCGTTTTTGTCTTCTAGAAATTATATACCTTGCAGCAATTTTTTCTTTTGTTGACATGTCTCTACACTCTGGTGAACAATATATCTGATAAGTTATATCTGTTTTAAATTGTTTATCACACCATTGACAATGCTTCATCTATAGG